AAAGCCTACCGGGCTGCCGCCGCGCCGATTTTAGAAAAACTACTTATGGAGGTATCCGCCATTAAATCTGACTCATACCCTTTCCAGACCATCCGCGAAGTGGATATACATCACCTTTGTGCGCGTGTAGGACCCCGTAAAAGGAAGAGTCTCATGAAAGCGTATGCTCAGTATCTTGAAGGGCACAAAATTGCCAAAACAGTGCATTGGGATGATGAAAGTCTATCTAACGGCGTTTTCTTCCCCGCGAGCTTTTACGTCAAAAATCCTGAAGAAGTGCTCTCCAAAATGAATCATCTAGTTAAAGAGCTTTCTTGACATCCAAAAGGCAAAGCAGTTAATCGCACCTTAATCACCCCATCAAAAACGAAAAGGGAAATCAGCATGTCCGATTACCATAATCTTCTTTTTTCAATACGTTCTAGAGTCTGTGATAACCGCAACATGTCTCACTCTGCTTACTACGCAGGTAGCCCGCAGGATAATCAGATAAGAAACCGAGCGGCAGCGGTGTTTGTTTTGGAAATGGTCCTTCATCAGCACCGAGCGAAATATGGGACCATCTTTAATCCACTCGAACGAAAAGCCGCATTAAACCACTTGATCTTTGTCAAAACTAAGTGGGCCCCTCAAGATATAAAGTCGCTGTCTTTCGAGGATGCTTTATTCGTCATACAGGATGAGCTGAGGATTGATAACATCAACGAAGAAGCCCAGGCGGCATTGAGCGCTTTTAATCTCCCTGCACACTCTTATCACTTTGAGGATTTTCCAGAAGCGGATTGGGCCCAGAAGGAAAACTCAATGTTCCTTCAAAACCTGATGATGAAAGACGCTCAAGCGTAGATTCCACCTGTTCGAGCTGTTCATAAAGGGCGGCTCGCTCTTTGCAGAGGCGATTAAAATGTGCCACGTGCAACTTTTGCTGATTTAGCCACTCCTCAAGCTGCAATGGGTTCATGTCAGGATTATAGAAATAGGGTTGTTGCTTTTCGCTTTGCATAACTGCACTCCAGAAAGCAAAAAAACCCGCCGGAGCGGGGTTTAGATGATTAAGCTGTGTGACGTAGTAACCACTCTTAACAGAGTACCCAGCAAATTTCGTAACGAATAGACCTTTAAACGATTTTTTTTACGATTGTTCTTTGAGTCCAGCTATCCATCTCCAGTTCTGATCCCGTCATCATTATGCAGGCATCAATAAACGTTTCGGCTATCATCAACTGCTGCCTGATCTTCCCTTCTGAGCATTTATTCCAGCGGGCAATGGTCGACTTCGATACATCATAGATATAATGCAACATCACCAGTTCCAGCTCATCCTGACGATTAGCCTTAGTGAGCATTCCAACTGCAGTGTCGATAATCATCCCGTCGTTATCACTGCATGACAGCCGTGATTTTTTTGTATGGGGGAGCAGGCTTTTAAACATTGCGCTTGTAGGGCACCAGCGAACCTGACTGCCGTCATTCGCTGCCCAGCTGCCCCATCGTTCTAACACCATCTGAATATCACGCATTTTTGTCTCCGCTATTTTTCTTACCCGTGGCAATAACGCCAAGTGCCAAGGCTCTGTCGATCGTGCGAATGATCAACTCCGGCTGTGTGCCGTACTTAGCCTCAAACGCACGCACATCAGCATGAAGTTCATCGTGGTGCGCTCTGCATAGCGGCAACACGAATAGATCATGCGCTTTAGTTCCCATACCGCCCTGGCCGTATCCGATCAGGTGGTGCGGGTCGTCTGCTTTTTTCCCACAGCACAAGCACGGCTGCTGCTTGGCCCACTGGGTATACTTCTCGTTGCTCCATCGGCGGCGCTTTGGCCGTAACAGAAACGTCTCCGGCGTTTCAGGATCGATAGCCATCTCCAGCACCTGCTTTGCCTGCTCCTCCAGAATCTGCACTGCTGATTGCTCCGGGACGATATGCGCCTCTTTCAGTGTTCCGGTGGCCACCTTCCCAACAGGCAGTTTCAACACGATGCGTGCGGCGTTCTCCGGCATCAGATCAATAACGTGCTTTGTTGCAGCCCACCAGCAGAGCTCCGGCAAGGTTATCTGGTGGCCATCGGGCAGCATAAATGCCGACAGAGCCGTGCTGATCACCCAAAGTGCGGTATTGCGCGCTGCGATATCCAGCGTTCGCGGCGATGGTTCGATTTCGCGTAGCCGGTTATCACAGTGCCAGCAAAGGCGCACTGCACCGTTGCCGGTGCGCAGAGTGGTATGGCTGGAGTCATGCCAGTCGCTTTCTATCTGGCACCCGGTGCCGTGCTGCAGGTGGTCTTCAAGAGAGTTAATCCCACCAGCTGCTTTGATAACACGCTCATGAGTGAAGAATGTCATCATCGCCAGATCATCAAGCAGCGGTTGGCCCGTATCTGGGAGCATGCCGGAATTCAGTCCGTGCATATGTTGTGGCTCAGTGCTGATAAGCACGCGGCGCGCGCGGAATAGTGGCATCAGTTCACTACCCGGACGAAGCAGCACAATTCCAAGATCGGGCTGGATGCAGGGCTTTAGTAATGCTCTCATCAATCCCCCTTTAAGATGCGCTGGCTGAAACCAGAATGCGGATCAGTTCCTGTACCTTCGTATCGAAGAAGTGAGGCTGCGTCTCTCTCGGGTTACCAGGGCTGATGATGTTTTTACCAAAGAGCATGCCCCGCGATGTAACTGACCAGAACAGCTTCTGACCATTACGGGATTTAGCTGATGTGCTTGGGCGTGAACGGCGCTCTACTATGCCCGCATGCTGCAGGCGATTAAATGCCTCTTGCGTGCTGATTCCAAGGTTATGGCGCTGTAGCAGCGTGGTGAGGGCCATTGTGGGGCGGCTTGAACCATCAATGGAATCAGAGGGCGCGTCAATGGCATATGAAGGCATCATGTTTGGCAGGCCAGCGAAATCCTGAAGTTTCTGGTAAGCACCCAGCTTTGATGAGTTCGACAGATTCAGGGTACGTGAGGCAGACTCAAGTAGAATTACGCCCGCCTGCACCTGATCTGCCCGATTCGGTCCCTGTGAGGTATGTTGCCCTGTCACTACTGAATCAAAGGTCCTGATAACCTTCAGGCTGAATGACGAGCTGATCCACATTGCATAAGAGTAAACCAGCTCTTTGCATACATAGGTGCCACGGTTATCACCACCGTGAATTACTCTAACTGGTTGATTTTGTTCCAAGGGAGGATTTCCACCCTCGGTTAATTCCTGTACAAGCTCCTGCGTCTGCTGGTTCCCCAGCCAGAAACGAGGCTTATGCCGCTCCTCTCCACCAGCAGCGCGGTGTAAATCGTTCAGGCAATAGCGTCCCGAGGTATCCTGGCGTACAGAAACGCCATCAATTACGAGTAACTGATTCATACTTGTCTCCGCTTGTTGTGGTTACGGCCGCCTGCATGCGGACCGTAACTAAGTGACTGTATAAATATACAATCCTGACACCGACAGGGCAACGTAAGTACGTTGTTTTATCGATGAAATTCATTGATCGTTAACTCTGCTTTACCGTGACATGTCACGTCACCCCATTCCACTACCATCCGTTTGATCTGAATATCATCAGCCCACACGCCAGCGTGAGTTACAGCATCAAACAGCGCCTTCTGGAAGTTGTCTAAATCGCGTTTAGCGCGGTTAGGCGGGTAGAGGATGACGTGGATATCAATGTCATGAGTGATCGCCTGTGGGCGGCGGCGAAGCTGCTCATAAACGGCAGCTATCGCATTGATACGGTATTTGCGGCCACGCTCACTGATCAGCGTGCCGCGTGAGGTAGAACGCCAGTAGCCGTTAACGCTGGGTGGAAATGGCAATGTCAGTTTCAATTTAAATCTCCATCGCCAGTTGAATGCTCACCCGATCTTTCACAGGGTCGTATTGAAGCGTGCCAGTGCTGTTATTGGATTCGATGCGCTCAGCCATCACATAAGCCCTGGTTTCCTTAGACGCGGGGAGGTAATTACCTTTAGACCAGTTGTTGTCCTTACCCACGTTCTGAGCGATGTTCGTGCTGTCAGCTGATGCCAGTGGGATTTTTGTGAAGATATCGGGGTTAAGCATACGCAAGCCGTGAAGCTTGCATATCGGGCGTCCGTACGCATCCAGAACATGCCGGATTATGTCTTTCAAACGGGCTACAGCCATTCGGGGCTTTTTAACGTCATACTCACCACAGGAACCAATTGCTACGCGTGGAAATTCGTTACAGAGACGAATAAAACGATCCTCTGATTCGTTCATGTGCCATACCGGGACGCCACAAAATTTGCCGTGCGGCCACTGATGCAACAGGAAATCATTCTCCGCTTCTCCGCCATCAATAACATCTGGGATAATGGCAAAGTCCATTCCTGGATGGTTCTTCCACTTCTCTACGAATTCGTAATAGCCAGACCAGTCGATACAGTTTTTCCCTGCTTTTTTCCAGGCGCTGAATGCCCCGTTATCCAGTGAAAATGACTGGCATAGTTCTGAAGCCAGTTCTATCTGTTCGGGTCTTGCATAAGAAATAAATGCGTGCCGGGCTGACCAAGCTCTTACCGCGCACTGCTCAGGATAGATAGGACCGCCATGGTAATGGATCATGCAACCCTCCCCGGCACCAGCTTAATGCTGTTCTCAATCTCATTGCCCCAAACATCCCAACCCTCTGCCGGGCGGCGGGCGAACAGCTCTATGCGCGGTACATCGCCATAAAGCTGCTCAAGTCGGTGGCGTGCCTCTGCCGGCTTAGTACTGTGTTCACCCTGACAGGAGTAGATCACCTGCTTAACTGAACGGCTGGCCCTTTCCAGCCCCGTTCCCCGGACAGCCACCAGCGCTGATTCCTGGTTGCCCCGGGTGTAATTCCCGGGGTTCATGCGGGTTTCAGCGTTGAGCATGTCCAGAAGGTCCGTGAAGTCATGGATCGTCTGGTCACTAAGGGCTGCGTTGAAGCGCTGTTCTGCCCGGCCATTGAACTTCACCCAGGTGAAAAGGAACATCTGGCGAACGTCAAAGCCCCACGCCTCCGCCAGCTCACGGGCTTCCTGGTCATGCGTACCCGTGTACCACATCACCAAAACAGCGTTATCGGCTGACAGCTCCCACACGGGGAGCCTTTTCAGATCGGTGATGGTCATGGTGTCGTAGTGATTACCAGCCGCACCGCGGCTGATAGTGTTTCCGTACTGCCATGGCGGATCAGCGTATATCAGGCCGTATTTCATGCTGACGCCCCTTCCAGCTCTTTCAGAACGCGCTTAACTTCCGCCCGCAAGGCACGGATGTTCCACCAGGTTGAGCAATTTGTTTTTTCGAGAATATTCTGGAAATCACCAATAGCTGGAAACTCGCTCCGGTAATCTTCATAAACTTCTTTGATGCGTAGGCAGGCATCGTCGGAGTTTGGCAACCCATAGAGCTTTGATCTCACCCAGGTGTTCAGCGGATGGTGGTTGCTTTCCCCGGCCACCAGCTCAACAGCTTTTCGGATAATCTCAGCCTCAACGACAACAATCTGAGGGTTTTCCAGAGAATCGCTGGCCCACGTATGAGCGTATTTCGATTCACTGAAGGTGAACTCTGCTTTGTCCCCGAACGCGGCCGCAGCACATGCCCAGGTCTCAACACCGCTCTGGCTGATAATGTCTTCTTTCAGCAACGGTAGCTTGGTTTCCAGCGTCTCGCCGTCAGTGTTGGCAGCTGCGGGGGCGCAATGTTTCTCGCGGTACTCTGCAATGAGTCCCATTGCTTCCAGATACACTTCATCCGGTGCCTGGTAGCCATCATCACTAAATTCGAATGCGGCCATCAGTTCACACAGACGTTGTGCCTTCTTGGCGGTAAACTGCGGTATAGCGGCTGATTTGGTCAGTTTCTTTTTGCCTGCGGCTTTGGCTTCGGCCATCTTATCTTCAGCTACTACACCAGCTTTAGTTCCGTGTTCGCGTGACAATGATACTGCTGTCGTCGCGGCCACTTCCCCGGAACGGACCATGCCGATCAGTGTGTCGCCTACTTCCAGTAACTGGAGGTGATGCTCAATATCGGCTACGGAACGCTTAACCTTTTTGGCGATCTCAGCTTCGGTGAAGCCCTGGTTCATCAAGCGCTGGTAAGCACCCGCACGCTCAAGCGGCAGAAGCGCCCGCCCCTGGGAACTGGTCACCATAATAGCGATACGATCAGCTTCAGAACCTTTCGGCGCATCTTTGCACTCAAGGCGCGGAACATCGGTACCAGCCTCAATAGCAGCCAGTGCGCCGTAGTAGCGGTGGTGGCCGTCTACGATTTTCAGGCCCTTCCCGGTAACCTGGACAAGTAACGCCGGGACCTCTTCGCCAGCAATGAAAGCATCGCGAAACTCTTTGACGTGCTCTGGATCAATCTCACGGATGTTATAGCCCGGCTCCACATAAAACTCTTTAACGGCGGCATACCAGATTTTACGGGGAACGATGTCAGTACCGGATTCGTCGCGGTTTTTGTGTACTACCGAAAGTGAAGTCATTTGCTTACCATCTCCATAACCAATGCCAAAAAGAGCAGGAAAATCATTACGCATGCCGTGCGGATGCCGTGGTAAAAAATTTCATGAACAGTGAAGTGCTCGCGCAGTTTCTTAACCATCAGTTCCTCCACATGTCGATTGCCGGAACGCTGATAACACCAATTCCTGACGTTTCATGCTGAACACCAATGCAGCCCTGACTGATGCAGTATTCACGGCGGTTAGCAGCTTTATCGCGTGCTTCTTCGTTTGAGGTCGCATCCATAGCCAGCAGCCATTCACGCGCAGCTCGCCGCCATAAGCCGCCGTTCTCCAGTTGCGTAGCCTTGGCACGGTGCTTTTCGTAACGTTCGCCGAGGTTCGGGCGGTCCCCTTCTTTCGGGATCAGGTAGTGGAACGGGTGAGCCTTCAACGCATAGCGGTTAACGATCTCCTGCGTGTAAAGCTCGGTCATCAGTGGCTGAATCATGCGCTTCGGTATTCCGGCGCCATTTACGATCTGCGTTGACGTGCAGCCAGGGTTATTACGTACAAACTCAATAGCCATTTCACGCATATTCATGCTGCTTTCCCCCCGGCTATGCGCGATGCGCACTCCTTCCAGATGCTGTTCCAGCGGCTGACCGCAAAGCTGACCTGCATTGAACGAACCCCGGCCTTACTCGCCTCAGCTCTGACCGTCTGCTCCAACTGGCTCGGATTCTTCAGCGGATTGCCGCTGCCGATGAAACGGCGGTAGGCCGCGTCACGCTCAGTGTGGTCTGCCACATCAGCGCCAATAGTCTCGCCGGACTCCCTGACCCACTTGCCGTTAACGCTCTTAGGTCGCCCTGCCTCAAGCCAGTGATTTGCGCCTGACAGATAACCAGGGAACTTTGAAGGCTGGAACATTGTGGCCGGGCGCAGATACTCGACCATCGCCAGGTCACCTGACCATTTCGCGTTCAGGTAATCAGTAGTAAGGATCAGCTCGTCAGTCGTGAACCCTTCTGACAAGCGGCCACGGATGCTATCGAGAGACGACTTGCTAACCTGGTAGCGTGAACCGGTAACCATATTCAGGTGTGCCAGTACCTGCTTGGCTGAGTCAGTAATAACCACTTCTGGGTCGGTCTCCGAAGGAGGCTGACAAGAATCTTTTTTATCTGACGGATCATGTTTTGAATTTACTAACGGATCGCCCCCAGATTCTGACGGGTGAAAACCCTTCTCGTGACAGTTTTTCGACGGGTCAAAATTTGAGGCCTCATATTTTGATGCGTCAAATCCTGATGCATCAGATTTTGATGGGTCAGATTCTGGCGCATCAACTTTAGATGCTGCTTCCTTCAGCTTTGCCACGTTCAACTGGTAGATGTTTGAGGTGTTGCGATTGCCCTTGCGGCGCTGCTTTCGAGTAAGCCACTCAGCCTTTTCCAGGCGACCGATCGCAGTGCGTACCGTGCTCTCGCCAGCGCCAATCTGACGGGCAATGGTTGCCACACTCGGCCAGCACACCCCATCATCACTGCACCAGTCAGCCAGGCGGGCCATGATGACTACTTCCGACAGCTTCATGCCGGACAGTGCGCAGCCATCCCAGACGTAGGCGGATAACTTAACGCTCATAGAACCCTCGTGAATTTCTGGATGAACCGCTCAAGCCGCTGCATGCACTCATGCGGATAATTCGCACGCAAGAATATGACCTGCTGGTTAACTTTGTCCCAGCGGATGACTTTGACCAGAACGCCGCGCGGGTCCCGGTACGTCCGGTTAAGGTTTTGGTTGTCTTCATCCACGAAGCCCTCCGGTCGGTGCAAGATCGTTTACCTGCTGCCATAACTTCTCAACGTCTACCCGTGGCACACCCAGCTGGTAGTTGCTGTTCACAGCCTCGCCGGGTAATCTTGCTTCATACAAAAACGAGGCCGGTGCTGATCCACCCGGCAATGACTTACAATGCAATTGCGGTATGCCCGCTTTTTTTAGTAAAGTGTTCATGTGCTTATTGTCTCCGCTTAAAAGTGACGCGAGCGCAGATGGTCGGGGGCTGCAATCCCCTGGCCATCAACCTTTCTGTTTACAATCAATTCCGCTGCCTCAACCTGAACGCCGTGAAGTGCGGCCCATGCCAGAAAACCCTTCATCGTGTACCGAACAGCACCAAGAACATTTCTCGCCACCTCTTTCAGTTCACTTTTGTCAATAATGCCGTCCTCTTCGGCCGCAAGCTTTGACTGCGCCACTTTGCCGCGAGACGCTTCGGCCAGCATCTGAATACTGAAAAGCTCAACGTTATCCATCTGCTCCGGTGCCGGGTTGTCGACCACCAGCATGCCGAACTGCCGGGCGAAATAATCAGCCAGAAACGGATGTCCCACTACGTGCTGCATGTAAGCCAGCTGGTCCATGTCGAAAAAGCGCGTACCATTTTTCATGTGAAGGCGGTTGTTAAACTCGCTGTATTTCAGGCCCATCAGTTCAGCAATCTGCGTATTGGTGCCTTCGTAGTCCCTGCATGCCTGAATCACGATCTGCTGTAATTCCACCATTTCCCTGTCCTTTTGGTAGTTATCAGGCCGAAGCCTTTGAGCTATCGTTTTCTATGTACATCGCAGGGTCATACTTCAACTGGCCCTTTGATACCTTTTCGATCAACAACGCGTATTTCCATGGGATCACTTCTTTCCAAAGACTTACGGTTGCTTTCGAAACCCCCACGGCCAAAGCAACTTTTGTTGCCGTGCCGAAATGGCTGATTACGTCTTGTTTGTTCATGATTCCTCCCCTTAAATGATACGGGGAAGTTTAATCTTTCAAACAAAATAAAGTCAAGAAATTAAACTTGATATTGTTTAAATTATTAAACATGAGAAACGAAACTATGAGCGACCGTATAAACCTCCGCATGCGGTCCTTGAAGCTGAAAAGCAAAGACCTGATAGCTGCTACGGGGGCATCTAAAGGAACTGTTAGCCAGTGGGTTAACGGCGGCACAGAGCCGTCTGCTACCTACCTCTCAAGCCTGGCTAGCGCCTTGGGTGTCAGTGAGAGATGGCTTATTCATGGTGGATTGATTGAGGAAACAAGAGGAAATGGTCATCCTGGCCCAGATGTCAGAAGGCGCGTGCCGTTGATCTCCTACGTGCAGGCTGGCAGCTGGAGGGAAATTATGGATCAGCAGTTCGATGACCTTAATGACTGGATTGAAACTACAGCGAATGTATCGCCATTTTCTTTCTCTCTTAGGGTGCAAGGCGATTCTATGTTTAACCCTTCCGGGTATGGAGTTTCAATACCTGAGGGTTCTATCGTCATAGTAGACCCGGATGTCGACGCGATCAGCGGCAGAATCGTTGTGGCGCGGCTAAATAACTCTAACGAAGCCACCGTAAAGAAATTAGTAATAGACGGTCCTAACACTTATCTGATGCCTCTAAACCCAGCTTACAAGCCCATCCCTTTCGATGGAACGGGTGAAATCATCGGCGTTTGCGTTCGGATAGAAATCAATCTCCTCTAAAAATTTACACATCCCCAAAGCCAGCTACAAGCTGGCTTTTTTGTGCTCTGAACAAAAAAGTTTAAGAAAACGAACAAACTTGATTGACATAAAAGTTTGAACCATTAAACTTTGAAACAGTTCAGAGTTAAACGCTGTGTTTAGTGATGATTCGATCTAATGGGTTCAGCAGTTTTATGAGGTATCAGGATGTCAGCAGATAAACGCATCGAGCTAGAAGGTAAGTGGACGCCTATCTACAGCAAATGCCCATGCTGCGGGCTTGACTTAAATAAGGCCTCGGATGCCCTTGTAGAGCAAATAAAATCCGATGATACAAAGGAATGTTCCGGTAAGGCTAAATTTTCGTTTAAATCCTGTTCCAAGTTACTGACGATTCCAGACTTCCTGAACAATTGTGTAGCGCGGGTGGTTTTTCCATTCACCAAGACCAAGAAAAACACCACCAAGAGAAATAAGTAATGTCGGGCTGGTCGGGAGGTTGGGAAGCATTCCCGCACCTGATGCAAGGAAAATGGCCGTACATACAGAAATTACGACCATGTACCAAGCGTCCAATTTCAGCTTATTAACTGGATTTTCCATAGATTCCAATTTCTTGGTTGTGTGAGAGCTACCAAGATACCACTGCCGCCTGAAGTGGAAAATTTTCTACAGGCAATGTCTTACGAGCGCTGTGTGTAGTCTTGACGGTTGGCATGGTTGGCCTCACCAGGGGAGTTTTGTAGCCCTGTTAACCGTCCTTTTTCATAACAGGTAAGGGTATTTGCAAGGTGGGTCTTTGTTGAACGCTTTGAGACGCTGAGTGAATGCCCTTTCCTGTGGTGAATTGATGGGTTGCGTCAGCGCATCCCTTAACCGGTGACCTAATAATTAGGGCAATCCGCTAGTTTGCTGCAGCAGGCACAGCGCGAGAAATACGGGTGTAACAGTTGGGCTGATGGCAGTCGGGAAAGACCGGCACACATCGAAAAGAGCGCTGGCATGCAAAACCTATCTCGCAGCCGTTGCATTACCAAAAGCCAGGATGGGGCGGCAGAAACGCGGTAGTGCTCTTTTCGATGTGTTACTCAGCGGAGACGGCTGTGGATTAATGCAGTGATCCACCAGCCATTTAATTAAATTATCAGGTTCCCGTTTTATTACCGATCTCGGTAAGGGATTCGTGCAACCTGAATACAGAAAAAAGGTTATTTCGATGGCACATGAAGTCGGAACTCTAACAACGCCGGAGCTCGTAAAAGAGGCCCACGGCAAAGCTCGTGAACTTGAACACTCGTTCCCTGATATTTGCCAGCTGCTTCGCGCTCTGGCTACCCGTCTCGACGTTCGCAACGTGCTGGCCTCTTCAGTATGCAAGAGCAACGTAACGCGCTATGAGCCCGATTACCACATGCAGATGAACCATGAGCTCGCTTTCATGCGTGAATGCCCTGGAGGGCGTTATGCGCGGTTTGATGCGCTGGCAGACCTCATTGAGCAGAACGCTCATCTTCGTCTTATGCAGACCACTATTTAACTGGCTCTTAATCTTCCGGGTAAGCGTAATTTTTCAGCCGAAGTGATCGAGCGCGCTATAAACGGCGAAAGCCAAAAAACTGGAGAGACGGCCTGATGTCCTGGATAACTACCCTAACTGGCCGGCACTTCAGTTTTAACGATATGCACCCAGACAGTATTTCGATCGTAGATATCGCTGCCGCTCTGTCGAATATTTGCCGGTTCACTGGCCATGTGAGCGAATTCTACAGCGTAGCCCAGCACTCTGTTCACGTCAGCTATCTGGTGCCGCATGAACACGCTCTTGAAGCCCTTCTGCACGATGCCGCTGAAGCTTATTGCAGCGACATCAATTCACCACTGAAAGCCCTGCTACCTGACTATCAGGCCATTGAGGGACGTGTTGACGCAGTGATTCGTAATAAGTTCGGACTTCCACCAGCAATGTCACCTGCAGTAAAGATGGCAGACCTGGTGATGCTGGGTACTGAGCGCCGTGATTTGGGTCTGGATGATGGTGCAGTGTGCCATGCTTAGAGGGTGTTGCTCTGGCTGACTTCATTGTTGCACCACTGGAACCACGGGCGGCACGTGTTCTTTTCATAAATCGCTGGAATCAACTGAGGGTAAATCATGATTAAGCCAATGGAAGTAAAACGCGATCAGTATGGCTTCTGGACGCATCCCGAATATTTCGAGCCTGCTAACGGCCATGAGTTAGGCGCACCAGGTGAGTTCGATGCGTGGCTCTTAGCTAACAACCTTGAGGTGTATACCCTCGGCCTTGAGTACGATGAAAACGCGTCAGAATTTGCAGAAAAATATGCTGATGGTGAGTTCGATGGTGACATTTCAGAGTGGCAACCCACCCAGCCGGATGGCGACGGCTGGTTCATCGGCTCTATTCACGACACAGAAGATGGGCCTTATTGCATCTGGCTCAAATCGGCGGAGATGCCAAATGGCTAAGTGCAACTATCTGCAAGATGCAAAAGAGAAGCTTCATGCTCACCTCATGCGGGGTGTTCCTGAAGATAGCGTGATTGGTGGAAGCTTCGATGGGTGCGGATGGGACAACACAGTGATGTCTTTCGGGAAAGACACTGGTCTTCACGTAATGCTCAAGTATCGACTGGCTTTCCGTGCCAAAAAGAAAAACGGTGATATCGCTAAGAATTTCACACGAAAAGAAATCTCCCTGAAAATGGCATATTGCCCCCTGTGTGGCGTGAAGCAGGGTGAAGAAGATGCGTGATCGATTTTATTTAGCCTGTCTGCGTGAAACTGTGGGCAGCAATATGTCTTTCCACTGCAAAAATGGGAACGGCTACAGTTCCAATTTAGACCGTGCTGAGGTATACAGCCTGGCTGAAGCTCAACATGCATGGGATTGTGGTAGAGAAATTGAATTGCCTATCGCTGCTGATGATATCGACGCTGCTGCAAAATGGCATGTAGATCATCAGTATATTCCCTGCGAAAACACCGTAACCCCTGGGTGCAGTTCGTACTTAGCATTCGTAAAAAGTCGCTGGAATGGTAACGACGTATTCTGGCTGAGTGACCTAATTCCTACAGACGATTTCAGCAAGGCCAGAGTGTTCAGCCAGCCTGACATCTCAGAAAATGGCTTGGTATGGTTACCACTGGCGCTGGCTGATGAGCATAAACGGCGTACGTTTGATATCGGCCTGCTTAACCGGCGTTCAATGGTCCAGGGTGCCGGGCTCCGTATGCCTAATTGGCTTAAGCGCCAGCAACGCCGTAGAGGCTCGTCTGGGAAAACGCGTTGGAACTGTCCTAAGTGTGGGAAAATTAGCTGGCAGGAAAATCCGTATGACTTCGAAGGATGCCGGGATTTGTCATGCGATGAATGGAGGCCCCGATATGGCTAAGTCAGCAGCAGAACGCAAAGCCGCGCAGCGCGCACGGCAGGCTGCCAGCGGTGAGCAGAAACTGGAGCTGGTGTTAGATGCTCAGGAACTCGAAATGCTGGAGCGTAACCGGGTCGCCCGCCGTCCAGGCAGAGACTCTTACGAGCTGGCCGAGTATATCGCCCTTCTCATTCGTCAGGATGATGCCAGGGCAAAAGCACGCTTTAAATCGCTCAGTAAGAAACGCTGTGGCCGTTGTGGTGATCAGCTGCCGGTGCAGAGTTGCCTGTTACAGGAAGAGTCAGCCTGTTGGGCGCGAAATGGATGGTATGAAGTTAAAATCACGGCGTGACATGTCACGCTATTACTGACCCGATGCAGCGGGAAAAGCGGAGAATGTATTATGAGTAATGACTTTATGACAGAAGCAGAGGTAATGCAGGAAATTGGAAAGGCAAGAACTGCGCTCTGGCGGCTACGAAAGAACCACGGCTTCCCTGCTCCTGTTCTTACTCACCCTGCGCGATACAGTCGCAGGGCTGTTCAAAAGTGGGTAGATGATGGCGGTGTCAACCGAGCTGTTTAACGTGCCACAGGACTTTATCAGCGTAAAGCTCATAGGCTTTGCGCTGCTCATCAAGCCAGTCATGTTTGTTATAAATCGCCATTACCCCGCCCAGCTCATGCCCCAGCATATTTTCGGTGACGTGGGGCACGATACCTTCTCCTGATAAGTTCGTAACCAGTGAGCGCCTGAAATCATGAGTGCGCCACTCAGGGATATCTATTTTCGCGCGCAGGTTTTTCATGTACAGATTTGCGGAGGACCGGTCGATCGCTTTGTCCAGTTCCTGTCCGGGGAACATTACCGGGGTTTTCATCGCAAGCAGCCTTTCAACATATGGCTTCATCTGCTCAAATATAGGGCGGCGGATCACATTCCCCATCTTCGAATGGGCGACAGGTGTAGTCCATATGAAGTCTTCAGTGTTGAACTCAGCAGGAGTTGAGAGCCGAAGTTCTGACAATCTGGCTCCCCACAGCAGCAGCATCTGATGCAGCAGCTTGTTAGATGAAAACACCTTGTTGTTTTCCAACGCCAGCCACACCTTCGCCAGCTCTGTGTAGGTCAACACGCGCACGCCAACATCTGGCTTCTTGCCAATATTTTTAACGCTGAGTTTGATAACCTCACATGATGGAATGAGCTGCCGACTGATGCACCAGTTCATTACAGAACGCAGCTGCAGCAAAAGCACTCTCGCTTTCTTTTTATTCTCGCTTTCCTGTTTATCGAAGAACTGCACCCACAAGGACACAGGGATACTGGATACCGGTACATCTCGAAATTGTGTGTACATGGTGTTGTACACGACTGACTTGTACAGGGTTCGGGTATTATCTTTAAGCCCGGTTACGTACTTTTCCCACCACTGGTCCAGACACTGCTGAAGAGTCAATTCCCCTGAACTGCTGGCAAAATAGGTTTTTGGGTTGACCCCCTTCATGTACAATGCGCGCATCTCACCAACGGCGATCCGGGCATCCTTCAGAGACATAGATGGATATCGGCCCACGGTTACGCGAACTGGGCTACCATTCCAGCGATATCGATGCTGAAAAGTTACGGTTCCCGTTGGCGTAATGCGGACGCTCAATCCGTCCCCATCAGTTACTTCGGATGGGCCAGAGTATGATTTCCCGTTGATGCTGCGAAGCTTTGTATCACTGAGAGCCACTGTTAGTATCCTGTACACATTACTGAAATCTATTCTGTACTCAATGTGTACGCAATGGCAAGCGAACGAAGTGATAACAAGATGAAACAACAAAGGATGCAGCAAACCAAGGTGAGACGTAACCCTTGTAAAAAAATGAAGAAATACGGTAAGATAGAATCACAGGTGAGCGTTTCGAAACGTAGCCACTCATAGTCTCCTTAGTTAAATGGATATAACGAGCCCCTCCTAAGGGCTAGTTGCAGGTTCGATTCCTGCAGGGGACACCATTTGCACTTCCCAGCACGTTCCAGAATGTCTAAAAATCCTTTATAAACAGAAAACTAACTCTCATCTGACGTCCAGCGCCGTCCAGCCAAATCTAATGGAATCTATACACAGTTGTGTATAATATTGCGTATAACCTGGTTCGATCTTTTTTCTATACACATGCTGCTATCTGACATCCAAATTAAACGCGCTAAACCGCAGGAAAAACCCTACACGCTTAACGATGGCGCGGGCCTGTCGCTGCTTGTTGAGGTGAACGGTGCAAAGGGCTGGCGCTTTCGCTATCGCTTTATTGGCAAACCTAAGATGATCTCTTTTGGCGTCTACGGGGAAGTCTCCCTGGCTGAGGCACGCCGTAAACGTGATGAGGCGCGTTCGATGCTGGCAAAAGGAATCAACCCCAGCGATGCACGTAAAGCCGAGAAGATAGCGCTGCGGTTTTCTCATGAGAACAATTTCGAGGCCGTGGCCAGAGAGTGGCACAACTCCAAGCAAAGCACATGGTCTGAGGGATACGCTAAAGAGGTTTTAGGCTGTCTGGAACGCGATATATTCCCTTATGTGGGTCATCGTCCTGTCGACCAGATAGAACCGCTGGAGTTACTCACCGTCCTGCAAAAAATTGAGAAGCGAGGGGCATTAGAGCAGGCTAGTAAGATCCGTCGTCGCTGCGGTGAAGTACTGCGCTATGCCGTCGTCACGGGCAGGGCAAAGCATAATTTTGCGCCCGATTTAGCCATCGCCTTGAACAAGCCAAAGCAGAATCACTTTCCCTTTCTGACAGAGAAAGAGATCCCTGACTTTGTGAAAGCGCTGGATGGCTATCAGGGCAGCTTACTGACGAAATACGCCACCCAGCTACTCATGCTGACAGGCGTTCGTACAATTGAACTCAGAGCCGCAGAGTGGAGCGAGTTCGATTTGAAAAACGCACTTTGGGAAATTCCTAAAGAACGGATGAAGAAGCGCCGTTCTCATCTGGTGCCGCTTTCAACACAAGCCCTTGAAATCCTTAAAAAGCTGAAGGTCATTTCTGGCAAATACCAGCTGGTGTTTCCGGGCAGGAATGACGTCAGAAAACCCATGAGCGATGCTAGTATCAACAAGGTGATCAAGATGCTGGGATATCATGGTCGGCTGACTGGTCATGGGTTCCGGCACATGATGAGCACGATTTTACATGAGCATGGCTTCGAGAGTGCCTGGATAGAAATGCAGCTTGCGCATGTTGATAAGAACTCTATTAGAGGAACTTACAATCATGCGCAATATATCAATCAGCGGAGAGAAATGATTAATTGGTACTGTGAGAATGTGATGCAATCAAAATTGCATCACAGCGCGAATTAAAATGCCTTGCCTTGAACGATATTCAAATATGGTCTATATAAGAATGGTATCTTCAATTGAGAGTCATTTTTGAAAATCTTTTGATCAATAAAACCAATTTCTGACAATTGCACTGCCAGACTTTTAGCCTTAGCCATATCAACCCCCCATACATTTGATGCTGTTTCAAGAGTATGCTCAGCCTTTTGATTTTCAAAAGACATGATATGCTCTCTGAGCATAGGATATTCGGCAAATATTGTTTGCTCCAATTTCACCTTCGAAATTTCAAAAGTTGACTTTTTTATAGCTTGCCGACTTACAATATTTGGTGGCTCAGCCTTATCACTGCTAATATCTTGCTCTCTGCGTTCTTCTAAAACCGCTTGATTATAATAGTGAATGAGCTCGCGCGGAGCAACATAGCCTAGCCCATCCCTTACTCGGCTAATAATCCAATCGAATGTGTCTGATTGTTTTTCACCCACATCAACCTGACTTGGGAATAGTGTATAATAATAATCTTTTTGCTTCTCAAAATCAGCCCTGATGTCATCAGGATTGATACCCAATTCGTTTATAATCTCTTGATTTTCTAAGGATCTAACAACTATTAAGTTTAATAAATTATTAGTAGACCATTCAATATTAGTAGTTCGCGTTATATGGCTTGCCTCTCTAAATCCTTCTTTAGTAATCCGATTCCATATGTCATTTCTTAGGAAAATTTTTAGAGAAATATTTTCAAACTCCTCCAAATCTAAATAAACTTTAAACAATGCTCGCAACGCATTTTTTTCAAGTTCTAAGCTTTGTTCGAATGCTACATCTAGTCGATCACATAAAACCCAGAAATCAACATTTATTGCACCCAAATATATATTTAGAATCTCGAACAACTCATCAACTGAACTATATCCATCCCTGCGTTGCGTTTCACTGGGAGTTCTGAAAGAAATCTTCCCAGACACTCCTCCATCTAATGTTGCACCCGCTTCAACAGATTCTATACTAATCAATTTCTTAGCGAAACTCTTTGCACTATTAACAAATGCTTTTAATGAATTTTTTTGCTCAATTAACCCTGCTGCAATTAGTTTATCTATAACTAACTTAGCATCGCCTTTATAATAATCATTCTTTATCAACCAGTCACAAGTGATTTGCAAGAAATAAACCTTCCATAAAGTTACAAACTCTTTTTCAGCAGTAGGTGGCTCATCACTTACATCAGAAAATACAGTTTTACCAGTAGGTTTTTCAGCGGATAGAAGTATTATGTTTTTACTTTCGAAGTCTTCAACTCTCTTAAGCAACAATGTATATAATGCACTTTTACCAGAGCCTTTAGCACCAAAAATTATATCAACATCACCGTTATACAAGGACTCCCATTGCTGGGTTTTCACAAAATAATTTGATAGTCTGTCTGATTCCTGCTCGGCGACTCGTTCACCAAAAGATATGTTCTCAAGTTTCATATTAATTCCATGTTGAGAGGATACTTTACGCCCAAGCATCCTAATAAGTGCAATCATTAGAGTATTCTCTAATAATAAATTAATTGTCAATGATTTCATCACTTCAACATACAAACAACGCAGAATAAATGTAGTGCAGACCGAATCGGCACTACACCGCACCCGCCTGCCGTTTTCGGATCGAGAAAATTTTTCAGTTTGGATTTTCTACGAAAGACATCGAAAACCTGCGCCAGTACTGGGGTTCTGAGCCAAAACCATGACTGAAAACATTGAAACAGATTTCAGTTTTTTTCAGTTACCGGCTAAATAATTTTAACCAATTTTAATGTAAACATGGGTAACTATCTGATTTTAAAGAAGCAGGATGGTTTACGTCAAAATGATATCTTGAAAAGCAGAATGCTGCCGGAAACTGACAACCAAATTATTTATTATAAATCAGTAATGTAAGCAAAAAGGCTAACAGATGTCGCTGAAATTTCTTTCAGCGACATGGTCTGACTTACTGAGATGGCGGCCGCCGTGTATAGATTATTTTAGGTACACTGGACGGATGGTTAAACATGATTTTGTCTGCTTCAGCTGCCCCTTGAAGCATGGCGATAATCATCTCTCTATCCTCAGGTTTCACGGCATCGACCAAAGCCTTGTAAAGATTTCCTCTACCCAGAGCGCTAGGGCTGATGGTATGTGAAAAGGTCTGGGTCATTACAAACGTATGCCCGCATTCCACATTACTGCAACAGCAGTAAAGATCGGCAAGTTCCCGATGTTTTCTATTAGTTTTGCGAATCGTTGCAGGTTCGCCACACTCAGTGCATTCAATCCTTTGTACTCTCATACTTTTGTACTCCTAAGAATTTGGCCCGCCAGAAATAAGCTCTCAACTTTTTCGGCTTGGCCTTTTCATTTCGACAGGTAACACCGGACACACTGGTAACATCATTGATTTTAATAGATATTCTCTGTTACCACCCTAGTCAGCGCACTGGCTACAACTGGTAACAGCGTGCATTTGTTACCTCTGTAACCAACCACCGTTTCAAAGTGGTAACAGCTTCAACCCGCATCAGTACTGCTTGTTACCTCTGTAACCAGTGTTACCTTTACCAAATAAGACTCGCGTGAAAGTCAATCCGGTTCACAGCTACCCAATACACTGCTGTTGAACTGGTAGACCCGTTTAACCCCTATTTCTGGCAGGCGGGTAGTGACCTGTGTGCGCCCTTCGCTTCCGGCTTCAAGCCACCCGCGGCTGACGCATAACCGAGCCACCTTTCGGGCATCAAATCCCTTACAGATTTCTTTCCAGCCGGAGGGCAGCACGTAAAAGGTGGTTGCTGGCTCCTCACTACTGCTGCCCTTGTTCACCTTACGGAACCCCATCATGCTGATCGGACGGCTGCGTTCATCATGCCAGTCAGCAAAACGGCTAAACTGGTTACGCGACATAAAATCACTGACCTGTTCCAGTGCCGCCGCATCTTCCTGGTTTGCGCTGTGACCACGGTCCATCATCCATGCAGCAAGACAACGTTCAGCTGCCTGATACGCTTCACCTGCTTTCCAGCCAGTAATCCCGGCCTGAGTGGCCAGCTCTCCTGCCATTGCCACCAGAGCGAAGCGCGTTACCGCACGGCCAACCTGATTACCCGCATCCAACGGAGTCAATTTACGGGTGTACTCCTTCAGCAGTGCTTTTGCTTTGCCAGTGATGCCCTGGAGATCATCAGTCAGATAGCGCAGCCAGTCGCGAAATGGCATTCCGTGATACTGAATTACCGCCTGTTCAAGATGCTCTGACAGTGCCTTACCCCCGGTAAATCCGTGTAGCTCTTCAAACACACCATGCTTGCCGGAGTCGCTGGGGATCTGGATCATCCTGACTTCTACACCCGCGTAAGTTCGTTCCCCTGCATTGGCTGCGTGCTCGACCAGTGACAATTCACCCGTGGAAAGAAACAGCAGGTTCCAGCGGTTCGTCTCCCGAACGCTGCCATCCGTGCGCGCTCTGGCCTTGCCCTGGCCATTTGCCAGCATATAGGCAATATTACCCGCCTCACGCCCGTCCACTTCGCGGATTTCATCAAGCATCAGAGTGGCATCGTTGCGACGGCTGGCCGTTCCCTCCAGCGCGTTCCCTGTAGAACGCCACGTATGCCAAAAATCTGTCCCACCGCATACCGATGCAGCCACTTTCATCGTCGTGGTTTTACCGTCTGTAGACTCACCTTTCAGGTGATAGCCACCGCCGCCCACTCCTACCAGCTTTAAGAGAGGGGCTGCAAACGCCAGGCATACCGAAAATGCAACTCGGGCATTACCCGCACAATAGCGGCCAACGTTTTCGCGCCATTCATCAGCTGTACCTGTAATACGAAAATCACGCCCCTGCACACTGGAGGTTTGCAGGATCACTGATTCCGCGCCTTTCCCTATCACTTCATCCTGAAGTACGTAAACACCGCCATGCCACCCGGTTTTGTTCACACAAGTGACCTTACGCTCTGGCCTGCACAGGGAGATATATTCCATTAAATGCGCCCGCGCCTGACCGTTGATATTGATATACGAAAGTCCATTCACCAGCAGCACTCGACGTAACTCCTCACCGCTGCCGCCCAGCATTTCCATTGGCATAGCCCATTTACGGCTGTTGCCGTAAGTGTCTTCCCATTCCAGTAAACGCCCGTAGTTGCTACCGTCAGCGTCACAGGTGATCGCCGTAACGCGTAAAGGGCTGCAAATTTTGATATTACGGATCTCGGTATCACCGTCAGACTTGTTTACCAGCTTGTCATACCAAAGATATTCCTGAGTCAGACGAAAGCCCTGAGGCAGGCGCGTGCGCCCTTTACCGTGTAGTGTCATTTCCTCACGGAAAGCTTCCTTTGCACGCTCCAGACCATTTTCCTTACGAAAATCATCCCAGTCAGCCTTATGCCGCGTTGGTGGAAGTGTCACCCAGCCATCAACCGCTTTCGCTGCCTTTTCGGCCCAGAGACGCCCGGTGTTTTCCTTGCCGTCGATAAGATCGTTATCACCTGCAATAATGATCCGGGCATCGGGCCAGCGATTACGGACCTGCTGCGCGACTTTCACCAGGTTAGTCGCGGCAACTGCGGCAATCACTCTTGTATCACATAACGGCGCGATAGCCAGTCCAGTGGCGAAACCTTCGGTAATAACCACTTCTTCTGCCGCCTGCTGTTCAGTACCGGCAACAATAATAAAAGCCCCGGACAACTGACTGCCTGGTAACAGGCTTTTATCACCCTGTGGATTAATTAGCTGACCGCCAGTAACGTTACCTGCCATATCGTTAAGAGCCAGCAGCAGAGATCCCGCGCCAAACGAGATCCCGGCAATATCGAACTCGTGTGAAATTAACGGCAGAAGATGGCCATTAAGCCCCTTCCCGGTAAGGTAATCGCTTTCCCCTTCGGCGGACTTTTTACGCAGCATGGTATACAGCTTTTGACCTTTATCTTTTTGGCTGCTTTCATTTCTGGCTGGCAAAGATATCTGAGTATTGCTTTCAGGTAATGCCAATATCTCAGCCACTAAAGCAGAGACAGCTTTCACATCCTTTCCAGTAATCAGCCTCACCAAATCAAGACCGTCACCGCTGCCACACTGATTACAGAACCACGTTCCCCTACCTTCTTTATCGTCCATGCGGAATCGGTCTGTGCCACCACATTTGGGGCATGAACCATGACGCTTGCCCGCTGGGACAGTTATCCCTAACGCAGGGAATATTTGAGGCCAACGACCATTAGCAGCATGGATCACAGCCGAAACAGGTTTATGCGTCATAATGTCCCTCCCTGCCCGTGAAAGGATGAAAACTCCATACCTTCAGGCAGTTCACCATCTGGCGCACCGAAAATGATGTCGCGATACACTTCACGCAGCTCACAAACCCCGGCAATGGAAAGATGGAGTTTTTCACCAGCAAAGCCGGGTAAC